ATCGCAGCCACTCACGTAAAGCGAGCCGCCCACGCTGGTCGGCAGGGCGATTCCTTTCAGATCGCAGCCTCTCAGGTCAAGCGAGCCGCCCACGCTGGTCGGCATGGTAATTCCTTTCAGATCGCAGCCACTCACGTAAAGCGAGCCGACCACGCTGGTCGGCAGGGCGATTCCTTTCAGATCGCAGCCTCTCAGGTCAAGCGAGCCGCCCACGCTGGTCGGCAGGGTGATTCCTTTCAGATCGCAGCCACTCAGGTCAAGCGAGCCGCCCACGCTGGTCGGCAGGGTAATTCCTTTCAGATCGCAGCCACTCAGGTCAAGCCAGCCGCCCACGCTGGTCGGCAGGGTGATTCCTTTCAGATCGCAGCCACTCAGGTCAAGCCAGCCGCTTCCATCATATTGTTCAATAATTTTTTTTGCGTCTTTCATGTCAGATAATTAGTTTAGTATTGAAAAAATCCATCGTGGCCAGCCCAAAACTCAGGGCCCATGTCAAGCCCTTCCATGTTACACCGATGCGCGGCCCGTATTAGGTTCATCCACTCAATGCGTGCCTGCTCTCTGGCATCGCGGCCGATCTCGAACGGCGTCACATAGCCGTCATTGTCCACAGCAATTACATAGTATTTCACCGGCTCGTTTTTGCTGTCAAATTCATGGCAATATATAGCGGCCTGCAGGTCGTATTTGTTGGCCCTAATTTGAGAGCGCACGAGCTTTTCACCGGAGGCGTTGCCCATGCGTTTCAGGTCCCAAATAACTCGCTCACCGGAGCGGCTGGTGCCGTCTGCGTCTTTTACACCTTTGTGCAGGAAGCCATTCAGGAAGAATTTAACCTCAACCTGGAACTTGAAAAAGTCAGGGTTCAAAAGGCCATGGTAAACCACTGTACTGTTTTCTTCGATGCTGGTAATTAGGCTTTTGGCCGCTTCGATTTGTTCGGTATATACAAGCGTTCGGCCGTTGCATTGCTCCAGGGCTGCCTCATAGGCGGCTTTGCCGTCTTTTGTGCGCCTGTCTGGCTTATCAATGGAGAAAAAGCGTTCACCGAACTTCTCAGGCTCGAAAAGGAGGCAGTCAAAAAGACTGCCCTCAATCATTGCGTCGGTGGCTGGCGTTACCTGCTCAATATAGTTTTTGAGCTTAAGTGGAGAATGTGCCAGATTTTTCAGTCTGGTAAAACTCAGGTGCGTTATGGTTTGGACTGCTGCGCTCATTGGATAGTACCGGTTAATTGTTGAATATCAAGTTTACGCTCGGTGAACATTTGGGCAAAATCTGCGTGCCCAGGGTTTGACCGGTAGAGTGCTGAAAGCGCTTCCAGCGTGTCAATAGCTGCAATTTTTTGCTCGAGCTCTTGGGGGTCAATAGCTGCGGAAGGCTTTTCTTGTGCGGCCTGAATAGTCACGTCTTTGATCGCTGCGCTTTCTTCTTCAATATGTAGGCCAGCCGTTTCGGAAGCGAAGCCCATGCGAAGGGCTGCAGCCTCTGCGCACTTCTCGATCATATTAAAGGGCATAGTGGCCCACTTTCCAGACTTGTTGGCCGGGCAATACTCTTTGAATAGGACCGTCTTTGTGAATGGAACCCGCAAACCTGCGACAACTCGGTACACCGTCACGGTGCAAGTCGTTGGAAGTTTGTTTTCTGACAATAGCTGTACGGCTGTTTTGTAGGTTCCGTCAGGAAGCAAGTCAAATTTTGCGTCGTCTTTGCCTGCATACTGGCCGGTTCTATCGGCTTTTGCACGCATACCGTCAATGCCAACGATAGTTGAATACTTGCCGCCATAGCCAACCAGGTAAATCTCTTTTTTCCATGGAGAGAGGCCGTGCTGCTTACAAGTCACGGCAAATACGCGCACGATTGGAGCAGGTGTGCCGGCCGGAATGACACCGGCCTGGGCGAGCGTTTGAATGTCTGAATCGCTCAGGTCGTAGTTTTGGATGTTGTTGCTCATTGTTGAAGTTGCTTTGTTTTTAATTGCGTTTGTTTACATTTGCAATCTGTCGGCGAATTGTTGGCACAAAGGTATGTAAGATTTTCTTACATGCAATACCTAATGTAAGAAAATTTTAAAAAAATATGCAGACCCAAGGAGAGAAGATAAAGCAGCTCATTCGGCGTCGTGGATTGAAGCAAAAAGCATTCGCACACGAGATCGGATGGAACGAAACAGCCTTTTCAAAAAAGATCAATAGCGGGGAGGATTTCTCAATGCTTAAAATAAAGCGCTTGGCGCAAGCGTTACAGGTGCATCCTGATTTTATAATCAACAAGGAGCAGGAATATTATTGGGACCAACCAGTACCAGAATGGGCCGATCTCGAACAGACCGAGGCAACAGCGTTAGAGGAAAGGGTGAAAATGATTGAAACAGTAATCAGGGAAGAAGATCAGGCGTTCAGGCGTCAAGTGTTAAAGCTTTTGGGCGATATTGTGGAACAACTTAGGAACAAATAAAATCAAAATATCAGCAGGATGAAGTATTATCTACCCTTTTTGGCTGCCTTTTTTGCAATTTCATGCAATAACAGCAGCACCCCGGACCCTATTACACCACAATACCCGGGCCTTTTTGTTACCAAAAAAACATTCACAAAGGTTGCAGAAACTATTGATTCCGCAATCGTAACCAGCCAGATCGGCTTGGAGTATTTCGACATTGACCTTATTGCAATGGCCGAGCCTGCACATGGTTTTGTCGCACAGAAAACATTGGAAGAGCCGGCATTATCGAAGCCTTTTCGGTATGTGTACCAAGTTATAACCGACAGCTCAGGAAGAAGCGAGCAGTTTGCTTCTTCAACAGAATTCCTAAACTATATGGCCGTGCGTGGATATGAAATGCAGCAAGATTCGCGCATAAAATTTGGCCACAGCTATACTTTTAGACTGAAACCAAAACAGTAATGGTATAGCGCTCCGGCGCATACTTTTCCAAAAGAGCTTTTACACGCTCAATGCCAAGGGTTCCTTTTCGCCTGGCCTCATCAGCCTTGGCAATGTACTGCTTTTCTCTTTTTACCATGTTTTGCCAGCGATCCTGCTGAGGCAGCCACTTGCGAAAATCATCGTAAGCATCCAGATAGGTCATTTGTTTTAACTTCATACCGCAAAGGTATGCAAATGATGGATATAGGGAGCCGAAAGAAAATATTTTGTTTAGAAGTCAAAAATACTATGTTTGCTGTACTCTTTAATCAACAAAACAATCTGCGCTCATGCCTCTAACAACTACTTTGCACGCCGGAATGTGTAATGATTCCCCTGAAACGCAACAGTCAGCTTTTCCTGATCAGATAACTCAAAGGTCGCATCAAGAAGCGATTGAAAAGATTCCAGCATTGCTGCGAATGCTGAGGTCACGGCAAGAGTATCCTGATGATCAGGTGCCGCACCCGGATTCCTGCCTATGTACTGCCTGCAAGCCCGTACAAGTAAATGATACGAAAGATCGGAGTACAGTACCGGGACGCCAATAGAGGCAATAATATCCCCAACCAATTTCGCTACCTTTTTGTCGTCTGCATTTGCTGCTCCGATTTCATCAGGTAGCACACTCTGCTCTATCCATTCCGTTTCTTTCACGTCAAGAAGCATACTACCCTGCCCGGATAATATCCAGGCGGGGTTTATTGCTTTTGATTTTAGCAGTTGCTCGAGGTGCTCGAGTCGAAGGTTCCCCTTCCCATTTTCTGCCAGTATTTGAGAATAATACTGAGATACGATTCCCATTGAAGTCGCCCACTCTCCTTTTGAAAGTCCGAGTGACTTCCTGGCATATTCAAGGCGTTCAATTTTTGGATCAAATGGCATAAATTTTTTTTTAAAATTTTCTTACATCGGGTATTGTATGTAAGAAAATCTTACATACCTTTGTGCCAACACAACGCAAAGTTAGCAACAATGAAAAGAGTATCCGTAAAAGTTGAAGTTTATGCCGGATTAAAAAGGCACCGTGGAAGTATTACTACCCTGGCGAAGCGCGTTGGGCACTCGCGAGAATGGGTAAGGCGTGTACTGAAAGATGATGGCGCCGACGACAGTAGAATTGTGCTTGAGGCTTCTAAACTCTGGAAAGAGCTTGAAGCCAATAAGGCGCGAATGATGGAAGATGCTGCCGAGATTGCAAAATCTGCATCCACAATGGCAGCTTATTAAAAGTTTTGCCCAAAGGCATCCAAAAAATACATACCATGCCAAACAAAAAAAGAAGTATAGTAACTTTTTACCATACCGAAGTTGTTGCCATCCCGGGTGGCTATGAGGTACAACTTCGATATAAATGCTTTCTGAAAAGCCGAAGCGTAGAATTCGTGCTCGAAGAAGAGCGCGTATTCGATGGCGGGAAGCGTGTTGACTGTATGGTTCCAGGGTATCGCGATGCGATGGCATGTTATGATTGGAAGGGCCTTTGCAGCCGCATGAAAAAGACGTTTAAGAGTGAGTTTGTTTGTTGAATAAATGCGATTTCAGTTCATGCCTCCCGGAAGTCGCAATGACATTCGGGCTTTTTTATCCTTCAAAAACGACCCGTTATGAAAGAATTCATTGAGAACCTAAACCTGTTCAAATATGCCGTTGCAGGCATTAAGGCGAAGCCATGGAAGGACATGGAAACCAATAATTTGACTGAGTATAGGAATTGGGGAGCCCAGATGCTCGAGGCCGAAAAAAAGGCAAAGGACGCCGGGTATTTCCTTCAATTTTCTGGCCAGCAAAAAAATGGTCGTCGTGTCATGTTCCTGAATACGGGAAAAATACACTTTAAGTGTGTTTTTGACCCAAAAAAGCGCAATACAAAGGCAACCAGCGTCAACGCTTATCGCAGTATTGATTTCAGCACCCAGGAAGGGCAGGTTGCATTCCAAATTTTGTCTATATCGCTTCAAGGCGGTGACATTACACGCTCCGAGATTGGGCATAAAATGGGGATGGAAAACAGCACCGTTTCCGGCCGGGTAAAAATGATTTTCGAAAAGTACGAAAATGGAGGCTTTTTCTACCAAAATGATCAGTACCGTATCGAAGTAAGCCAAACCCGTCTTTCCATTCATGAAGGCGCCAGTAATGTTAAAAATGAGGCTTTTCGCTTCGTAAAAATCGCCTAATATGCTCAACGTATCCCACTCGTTTTCTGTATTCATTGCCACACAGGAGGGCATTGTTGAGGCTATTTTGATGCAGCATTTTTATCACCTGCAGACAGCCTACGCTAACAATTTGGAAGAGGCAAAAAAGACATTGGTTGTGCGCTCTGTTAGAGCGCTTCAAGGCACATATCCATATTTGAAGCCTAAGCAGATTCGTGGTGCGCTGGAAAGAATGTTTGAGAGCGGCCTTATTATTCAGGAATCGGCTGCTGGATATGACAGAACAAAGGGCTATAAATTAAGCGAAAAGGCATGGCGTTACTTCCTTGAAATGCCATTTGCCGAAAGGGCAAATGGATTTGCCGAAAGGGCAAATCGAAGTTCCCAAAAGGGCAAATCATATATAGGTAGTTATAGTTCTTTTTATTCAATAGAAGAAGAAGAAGGGGCTGGATCAAATTTTTCGCCAGAAGCCGAAAATAAAATGCCCCCCCAAGTTCCGGCGCCCCCCCCCATTGCACCAGGCGATTCAGGTCCAAAGCGGTACGGCATAGACTTGTTTGACGCAGCCGACCGAATGAAAAACGATTTCAGGGCTGCAGAAATGTTTCAAAGCCAAACAGGAAGGCCACAAAATGAATTTGCGCAGGCCGTTGACCAGTTCACGAAAGAGCAGGAGGCGCTTCTCAGCACTTACAACAATGACAGAGATTACCGGCAGCACTTTTTTAACGTTCAGCGCATAAAAAAGACATCTGCAGAAATATCAGCAAGACAGCAAACGCCAAAAAAAGGTTTGAACTTCCTTGGTTCAGATCATCAACAATACACTAAACCACAAGCATTTTAACCATGAGTACCAACAGAGAAAGCAACGCGAAATTCCTTGGAGAAGTTGACGAAAACAGGCTTGAAATGCTCTCCGAGATCGGGCAGGTCTGCATTGAAGCACTTGAAAAAATTGCCACCTCCAACAACCGATTTGAGGCCCAGAATTTAGCCAAAGAGGCTATTTCAAAGTCATTCAAAATCCAGGCAAAAATTGTCAAGATTTCAGACATGAAAAAAATAGGCCAAAACCGAAAAAATTAAGCCATGCAGTCCATTGATCAAATTGCAAAAGAATTGGCTGGCGGCTTGTCGCTCGAACAACTTCGAGCAAAGCAAGAGGGCCGACTGTATCAAAGCCCTATCCCTTCCGTAAGCCATCCAACGCCTCAAAATGAGGCAGCAGCCGAGTATCTGAAAAAGCTGAAAGCGGATACGCCGAAAAGTCAAGCCCTAATGGTGTCACGATCAACACGGCAGGAAATGGACTACGATGCGGCAAGGCGTCGCGTTTGGGCCATGTTCCAAATGCGTGCCGCACACCTGAGCGAAATAATGAACCAGGATTTTTCCTGGAAGATTCAGGAGCCTGAATTGCTTGCAAACTTGGTGAAGTATTATATCAACGACCCGTCCTGCATTTGGCCACTTACGAAGGGATTGTTCGTGTATGGACTTCCCGGCACCGGTAAAAGCGAATTCATGGCCATTCTGTCAAGATTTACAAATGAGTACGAACTGACAAAGGCGTTCCATGTGACCTCTATGAGCGAGGTGTATGTTTCGGCCAAGTCAAACGCTGACTTTGACCCGATTGCTCCAAACGTTCAGTTTGATCGCGCCCTGGATGAGTTTGGGCGCCACGTTGGACCAGTTAAGCGATTCGGGGACGACTTGGACATAAACGAAGCGATAATTGAAGCCAGGTACGAGCGATCCCGCAGGTACGGGCAATTAACACACTTTATCAGCAACAGCACGCCAAACGAAGCGGCCGCAATGTTTTCACCCATGGTTTTCGACCGTATTCGCTCAATGTGCACTTCCGTTCACTTCAAAGGAAATTCGATGCGATGAAAAAAAGCGTGTTAAAAACAAGATTCGACCAGCTCGAAAGAATTGGCCTCCCCTTAATTATTCGGGCTCGTGCAGAGAACTGCATCAACTTCCGAAAGCATGGCGACCTGGGCAACTGGCGGCAAGCGTCACATGAAATACTTGAGCAGGTTCAAAAGCATGCCCCTATTTTCTTGAAAGAAGTCAAAACCCTATTTTCTGAGGCATGAATCCAATTAGCATTGTAAAAATGATGGATAATATGGAGCTTATGCGTAACGCTCCAGATAAGTTTTGGGACCTTGCAATAGTTGACCCTCCATATGCGCTGAATGCGCCAAAAATGAACATGGGCAGCAATCCTAAAAGAAAAGGCGGTGGCGGTTATCCAAGCGAAAGCACGGCAAACAAGCTCAGGAAAGGGCGTCTTAATCAAGGTGCTGGAAAACTTAAAAACAGAATACTGAATAAGTCTGAAATTGACTGGGACAATGAGATTCCAAGTGATGAGTATTTTAAAGAGCTTTTTCGTGTTTCTAAAAATCAAGTAATATGGGGTGGAAATTACTTCAATTTAGGGCCTTGTCGCGGCTTCGCTATTTGGAACAAGTTGCAGCCATGGGACAATTTTTCTCAGGCAGAATTTGCCTGGACCTCATTTGACTGCCCTGCTAAAGTTTTTTCATACAGTAACACAGGAGGCGCAAACACAGAAGAAAAAATACACCCAACTCAAAAGCCAGTAGCTCTATACAAATGGTTATTGCAAAATTATGCTAAGCCAGGCGATAAAATCTTGGATACTCATTTAGGATCTGGCTCTCATAGAATTGCTGCCTATGATATGGGTTTTGACTTTTGGGGTTGCGAAAACAAAGAAATTTATTTTGAACTTGAGGAAGCCCGTTTTGAAAATCACAAAAAGGTAAATCAGCAACTTTTCAACGCATCCGAAATGTACGATTTTAAACAGGCTCAACTTTTTGAACAATGAGAAAGCAAAATCCCGAATACGAAATACAGGCGAAGTTTGTCAAACAGATGGCCTTACGGCTTCCGCAAATAATGGTTTTCAGCGACACGGCCGCGCACATAAAAAAAACCAGGCTGCAGCAACTTAGGGCCAACAAACTCAGCACAGGGGTAAAGTGGCCGGATGTTTTTATACCGCAGCCGTCTGGTGAATATGCCGGATTATACCTGGAATTCAAATCAGAAACACCGTTCAAAAAAGATGGTGTTACGCTTAAAAAGGACGACCATGTTGAAGCTCAGGCCCAATGCCTCGAAATGCTCCGGCACCGTGGATATATGGCCGAATTTGTATGGAGCTCCGAACAGGCTTTCAATCTCGTGAAAAAATACCTCGACCTATGACAAAGACCTATCTATCCGTCAAAGAGGCCGCTCAGGCTCTTGGAGTTACGCAGGCCACTGTTCGAAACTGGGCCGAAGAAAAAAGAATCCCGGCTGTCCGTATTGGCATGGGTAGCCGGCGGCATTACAGAATTCACCGCGACGCTCTGAATGGAGTTGTCGAAAACCAGCAAGCAGCATGAAACATTGTTTGCCATGCCAATAGACTACAAAAAATACCCTCCAAACTGGAAAAATGAGATTGTCCCGCGAATAAAAGAGCGCGATGGCCACAGGTGCAAGTTTTGCGGAATAGAAAACTATGCAATTAAGCCAAACGGGACAAAAGTTATCCTGACAATTGCTCATTTAGACCATGACAGCGAAAACCAGAATATTTCAGATGACCGGCTGGCGGCTCTTTGTCAGGCTTGTCATTTGAAATACGACTTGCATAGGCATACCGCAAAAAGGAAGTTTGGAGCAGATTTTTTCAAAACACAACCTAATTTATTCACATGAAAGAAAGACCAATTTTATTCAGTACGCCAATGGTTCGGGCCATACTCGAAGGCAGGATAACACAGACGCGGAGAGTAATGAAAAAGCAGCCAAACATTGACCCGCAAACGGGTGATTGGCTTATCAAAAATTCAGACGGTTCTGAGGAAGTCGAACCAATTGAACAATGGATTAAATTTCAAAAAATGCTGCATTGCCCATACGGCAAACCAGGCGACAAACTTTGGGTGCGCGAAACATGGAAGCGCGCCGAATGGCCGACTGGCCACCCATACGAATACCGGGCCACAGCGAAGCAAGATGGAACGCCGGAAGATGGACCATGGAGGCCGTCTTTGTTTATGCCCAGAGAGGCATGCAGGCTTTTGCTCGAAAACAAAAGCATTCGATGCGAGCGGCTTCAAGATATTTCAGAGGCAGACGCAATAGCCGAGGGGGTTGAATCATTCCGGCCGGTTCCTGGCGATGGAGAACCCGTAACCAGATACAGGGACTATATGGCAGAGAAAAAGTTTTTGAACGGCAAATCAGTTCAGAAATTCCCCTTCACCTCGCCAATAGATTCTTTTTTCTCATTGTGGGAATACATCAATGGACCAGAGTCAGTTGACGAAAACCCATGGGTTTGGGTGATCGAGTTCGTACAAAAGTAAAACAAAGGCATGAAACCAACACCGTTCCAAAAGTTTGAACAAAAGCGTCGAAGAATGTTCCCAAAAAAGCGTTTTGACGAATTTGATTGGCAAAAGTTGCACGTTCATCTGTTGCAAAAGCTATATGCGCGGCATGGCCTTGATCTTCACTTGACTTCCTTAGCATGTCCTGAGCAGTACGATGTTCTTTTGGGTCCTGACAAAGTAGGATACCTTCGTTTGCGTGGCGGTTTTTTTACCGTAGAATACCCTGATGTAATGGGAGTGATGATTCTTTGCGAATACCCTGACGGAGATGGTTTTTTTGAGCATTACGAGCGATTCAAGTATATGTGCAAAGCATTAAGGGCTATTAAAAGTGTTATTTCACCTCCTTAAAATATCGGCAGCCTCGTCCACCTCGGCGGGGCTGTGTTTTTTCAAATAGAGCTGAGTAGTTTTGAAATCCTCGTGCCCAAGATACTCCCCCGTCTGAATTGCCCCTAACAGAACGAAGGTATTTCTCAAACTTTAATAGCCAATCGTGTCCAATGTCCGCAAACGTGGCGCCTTTTTTAAACCCCTCAACAACCCGGGCCAGGCTATCGTACAAAGCCGCATTTCCGGCCCTCTGATCAGCAAGAAGGTCGGCCGCTCTTTTCCGGCAGTATTCAGCAACGTTTTTTGTGAGAATCGGACTTGATGAAACAAACACCATCTGTTCGAATCTGTCAAATGAAAAGGGTACGCCTGATCTCTTGAAGTCATACAGCGCATCCGATGCCCTTTGCTCGATTGACCTGAGAAGGTCGTTGATCTCTTTGTATCCGTAGACTGATTTTGATACCCGTCTTTCTTCCGGGTTCCAGTTTTTTTCCAGGCAATAAATATCAAGTGGGAAATACTTACTTTTGCCTTGATAAGTGGCTCGGAGGTATAGAGGCTGAGTGCCGTCAGCCCTCTTCCGAACGTGCTGAATGATCGAAGCGGTAGGGTATTGCATTGCGTATCGTTGAGATTGTCCGTGCAAAAATCGTGCAATGACTACAAAAAACAAAATGCCATAAAATCGCACTGTATTGCCTGGAAATAACAGGGTGCAAGTCCGTTGAATAACAAAGGAAAGTCTGGGGGGCGTGTGGTCGCAGGTTCGAATCCTGTCATCCCGACTATTGATTCTCAACGGATTGCGCCGAAATGCGCAGTCCGTTTTTGTTTTTCCGTGCAATAAGCGTGCAAAATTCAATCAAATAACCTAATTTTGTCACATGCTTAGAATCAACAAAAACCCGATTGGCACGAAGCACAATCTCCCATCATTTGCCGAAGGTGGTGGCCAGCGTTGGGACCAGTACACCGTTGAAGATACAGCAGGCCAGCCTAATTTTATGCCGGTTGCTGACGGCGTTGTTTTGCACCTGGTTTACTCAGGACCAAAGCAACAAACCTACCCGCAGACATACATCACAATGACTTTGAAAATGCTGGCAGCTACTGGCATGCCAGAAACTAAAGAGGATGTTTTCTGGGAAACGAAACATGACGGCGGCAAGTATATTATTCCTGGCTCAGTTGAATCAAAAGGAATTTTAGGGCTTATTGATGATCAAAACGCTGATACAAAAACCAAACTACCGGCGAACTATGAAATCCCTGACGGTAATCCTGATATTCTCACTGATTAGCCTAATTAGCTGCTCAGACAATGACCCGGCGCCTACCCTGGACCAACAAATTCATGGCGTTTGGCAGGGTGTAGAAAACCAAGAAAATTGGTACGGGTTCAACGATGGCCAGGCATGGAACGCGAAAATCGTTCTCGGGCAAACCATCTACGAAAACAAATATGTTTACAGCACGTTAGGCGATACGCTGGACCTGCTGGATATTGAGCAAGGCACACGCCAACGATTTACCGTAATATTCCGACCGGAATCCACTGCGCTTATCAGGCCCCTGGGGGGCCTATCTTTTTCCATTATGAAAGTACAATAAGGCCCGCAAAGCCTCTCCACGATGCTCACTTGGTCGGGTTGTAAAAAAGCCTGCCGATTAAACACCGGCAGGCTTTTTGTTTGTAATTTAGAAATGTAAAAAAGGCCCCATTTTTCAGGGGTCGGGGTGTTTAATCGCCTATTATTAAGGCTAATTTATGTAATATTCGCCACCTCTATTATCAAAAAAGAATGAAACCGAATTTTCTCGTGCAAATTTTAGCGCCAAAACAAGATCGGTAAATTCTTTACCTGAAACGTAGTATGTCATTTTTTTGATGGTTGAAGGTTAACGATTTATTTTTAAACTATTTCAATAACCCACTTAGCCCGATCAGATTCATCTACCACAACAAAGCAGGTTTCGTCTACTTTGTGAACGTCTGCGCCTGAATCTTTGTACGCTTCAACTTCATACATAAGCGCTTCTTTTGCTTCGCTTAGTTCAGTGAATTTTTCGAACTGAGAAGATAATATTGTTGGCGAATTTTTGTCGCCTTCTGCTTTTGACTTTACTAACCAGTGTGACATACTGAAATTTTTTTTGTTTGTTGAATGTGCAAAAATATGCACCTTAGTTTAGACTTTGAAATTTACACCATTGCGCTATTTTAAAAGCGTCGGGGGTTGTTTCGTGCAAAAGTTCGTGCCTCTTTTGCTTTTTCAGCGCCGATTTTGGCAACCATCGAAAAACAGCAGGCCCGAAAAAATCAGCCTTTACTTTGACCGCTTTTTCTGTCGTTTCTACCACTTCGCAAAAAGCTAAAAGGCCGGCATCGTTTACCAGGTGAAAAAGTTCACCCACAGAAAAAAGGTGTTCATTCATTTTTTAAAAGTTGTTTATTGATATAATTCGCAGCAGACAAAGCATTTTTAAACTCTTTAAATTCTTTACCTTTTTGCCCATAGCAATAACAAAGCTGAGCATCACCAATGTATCTTAATAAGCCGGCCCTATTAATAACAACAATGTTTTTTTCGTGGTGCATGATTTTAAAAAGCATCATTTGCCCAAAATTGCCGATAGGCTTATAAATTGTTCTTATTTTGTTTTTGGGTATGTCTTGAATGTACTGAGCGGTTACGGTGTTTGCCATTTTAAAGGTTGTTTAATTGTTAACGATGGGGCAAAGGTATGTAAGTATTACATACCGCGCAATAGCCAATAAATAAAAAATAAATAAATTTACATAGTGTGTTTTTACACATTGATAATCAGCGCTTTAATACATTATTGAAAAATAAATATAAATAAATTTACTCAAAACCCTTGCCGGTATGCAATTTGTGCATACCTTTGCCCCATCACATCACACAAAAAATAGAAATCGCATGACTACCACAGAACAAACAAAAGCCGTCGCCACCGAAATTCTTCGCCAGCTTGGCGGCCGTCGCTTTATTGCATTTACAGGCGCAAAATACTTTTTCTGCGACGTTAATTGGCTGCAGTTCAAAATTGGCAGAGGTGCAAAAAATTCAATCAACGTTGTCAAAGTAACGCTTAACGGTTTAGACCTCTACGACGTTGAATTTTTGCGCGTTCGCTTGGGCAAAACCCTCAGCCGGGTTTTAGTTGCCAAACATGAGAATGTTTACAACGATCAATTAACTGAAATTTTCGAACAAGAAACGGGCCTTTATACCTCACTTTAATTTTTCACCACTTCAACAGAAAAAACATGAAACCTCACACATTTTCAGACATTACTATTATAAACGTTAAAAAGACGGCCAAAAAATTGATAGTCACGGCCGTTTTTAATACATTTACTATAAAAGGCACACATACCGTTACCATACCAAAACCGATACCTAATTTAGACCTTCGCCAAAAAGGCGAAAGAGATTTTTTATGTATTGAAATCGAAAGGGCTATTTATTGTAAACGAAAAACATATACGGTTTAAAAATATATAAATAAATTTACAGCAAAGTATTGCAAGTATGTAAAACTTACATACATTTGTACCATCACTAAAATACGGCGGCAACGTTTCACGGCACAAAAAAATGAAAAACTTTGAATCTGTTTTCATCGGGCATTCACTCTACATTCGAACAAATAAATTCGACTTTGCGCGCATTGCACAACCTGAAAAAAAACAGGCTGAAAAGCCGGCAAAGATCAAAATATCAGAAAAGAAACAGGCGCCACAAAAAGCCAAAACGGTAAAAATGCCCATGCCGGCAAAGGCAATGCAGCCCCAAACTATTGCGGCAAAAATTCAAGATAACGAACCAATACCGGCCCCAATACCGGCCCCAATACCAAGCCAGGCAAAGCCGCAAAAAGAAGCAAAGCGGCCCCAGGCAAAGGCCGAAAATTACGACCACTTGACACCGGCCGAAAAGGCCGCAATAACCGAAAATTTACAGGCTGATATAAACAGGCTATTAAAGCAAAAGACAGAAATAGCGGCCGAATACAGCTATTTAACGGCTCGAGAAAAATTAGAGCCAATTAACAAACGATTAAAAGAGCTCTATTTTTTGCGCTCGAAAATTGCACCTGTACCACAAATGCCCAAACTCAAAAAGGTTATCTTTTCAGGGTTCAAAAGTGGCGAGTTTATCGGTACCGACGCCCAAATTTTGAACCACTTGAAAAACATTAAAACCTGCCAAAAGCAGGCAGAAAAAGAGGGTTTACCCTGCGATGGTTTGCGCGTTCAAATTTTGCCGGCATAAATACACACAAAACCAATCTTTCACCAGCCGCCAATGCTTTCGAGTGTTGGCGGCAAAAAAAATACCAAGACAAAGGCAACAAAGCAGCTTTCAAATAAAACATCAAACCAGCCTACCCAGGCGCAAAAAAACGCAACCATGTACCAACACAAAGAGCAAAGCAAAGCAGCGCTTTTAAAATTAAAGGCACTCGCAGACGGCCACAAAATCACAAATACAGCAATGGCCGAAAAAATAGGTGTAAGACCTGCAACAGTTGGCCAAATGTTTTCAGGCAAGTTTCACCCTACGTTAGACAACGTTTTTAGGGCGCTTAATGCCCTGAATGATCTTGCAAAAACGAATTACAGCCTCTCAAACATTGACCCTGAAAAAGCCTAAAAAATGCGCATCAACTTAATTTTAAAACGCGCCCCATTCGACCAAATCAAAGCAGGCACCAAAAAGAAAGAGTTTCGCGACGTTAACGACTATTATTTACAAAGGTTTTGCACCATTGACAAATACGGCGAAATCACATCTTTTAAGCCTATCAAAGAAATTTTGTTTTTCAATGGGTACCGAAAAGATCGGCCCGAAATGATCGTAGAATGTTTAGGTATTTCTGTAGAAAAAATTCAATTCGAGGGCGAAAATCGGCCATATGATACGTTTGTACTGAAAATTGGCAAGGTACTGAGCGTAAAAAATTGTTAGCCAGGTGTTTGCAAAGGCAAATAAAAAGTTTACCTTTGTTTATCTTTTTCGCTCTTTTCACTTTTCACTTTTCACCAAACATTTTTTCACATGAGAACGGGCATTACCAGGGTAGGCACTTTCGATTTTGTTCGAAATGGCGCCCCGACACCGAGAAACGCCGCATCAAGAGCCAGAAACGCGGCCCTTCGCGCAAGAGGTTTGCGCGCAGGCGCCAGAAACGGCGGGTAACCTGCAAAATTTTATTTTTTCACCATAAAACAAAAAAGCCATGTTTCGAGGCCCAAGACGCACTTTTGTCACAAGCGACGTAGAGCGCATTCGCCAACGCCGGGAGGCCGGTTTGGCCGCACGCGCGGCACGCGCAAACGCCAGAAATGGCGGGTAGTTCCCAGAGTTTTCACCAAAAAAAAATTACCAATGGTACGAGGTATTTCCAGAGCTGGCCAATTCAACGACAACCAATTCCAAAACGTTTCTGGACGAGCGAGGGCAAGAAATGGCGGGTAAACCTATTGAAACGGCCACAAAAACAATTAGCGCGGCTCGGCAGTTGTCGAACCGCGCTATCGTGTTTTTTAGCTGCGGGAAGGATAGTATAATGCTGCTTGATATGGTCGCTCCGTTATTTGATGAGGTGGTCTGTTGTTTTATGTACTTCGTGCCAGGAATGCGGCACATTGACCGATACCTACGAAGCAAAGGCGAAATTCCTGATCAAATACGGGTTTGGCAAGGATGATCTGTTCGTAAAGGGCGAGATTTTTGACAAAGTGATTCAGACGCGTATCGAGGACAAATCTTGACAATATGGACACTAAAAAAAGGAACATCGTTTTAACCGCGCTGAAAAAAACAGGCGGCAATGTTTCGCACGCATGTGAGCAGGCCGGAATTAGTCGCGCAGGCTTTTATCTTGAAAAGCAAAACAACCCTGATTTTGCCAAGGAGGTTGAGGATATTCAGGAAGGTGTCATTGACCTGGTAGAAACGGCCCTGATGAAAGAGATACAGAACGGAAATACGGCCTGCATCATATTTTTTCTCAAAACCAAGGGCAAAGATCGGGGCTATGTTGAGCGGTCCGAAATTGACCACAGAGGCAAAGACGGTGGCGCAATTCAGTTTGATTCAATCAGTTTAGAGAAAAAACTGGCCGCACTGGCCATTTTAGAACAGGATGGGCAATGATGTTGAATTCAAAAGACAGTTAAAAGCCTCTATTGCTCGCCAGAGCTTCCGGCACTTCATCGAATACGTTTACCCTGGGTATGTATTCAACTGGCACCACTTGATTTTAATTGACGCGCTGCAGCGCATTGCCGAGCGGAAATATAAGCGCTTGGTTGTGATGATGCCTCCCAGGCATGGGAAAAGCCAACTCGTGTCAATCCTATTTCCGGCTTGGTGCTTTGTGCGCAATTCATCTGAGCATATTATTGTTGCATCTTATGCGGTATCCCTTGCCGGCCGAATGAGCCGCGACTGCCAGCGACTGCTTGCGTCCGACCGATTCGCAGAACTTTTCCCAGAACTTTCATTTGTTACTGCAAAAAATACCGGACAAATCCGAACAGGGCACCGGTTTGACATGCCAGGGGGAGGGCACTACATTGCAGCAGGCGTTGGCGGGGGTATCACCGGTGAGGGCGCCACCATCGGAATAATTGACGACCCGGTGAAAAACGCCGAAGAGGCATACAGCACAACATACCGCGAAAAAACTTGGGAGTGGTACGCCACGACATTCTCAACCCGCTTCGAGCGGGGGGCGGTAGAGATAATCTGCCAAACGCGCTGGCACGAGGATGATCTTGCCGGCCGAATAATTGACAAAAGTGGCGAGGGTATTGAGATCATTCGATTTCCTGCATTGGCAGACGAAAAGGAAGAATTTAGAGATGTCGGCGAAGCGATTTGGCCCGACTTTTACCCAAGGGAGCAGCTTTTAGAGCGATTGGAAAAAAACGGAAGTCGCGCTTTTAATGCTTTGTATCAACAGCGTCCTGCCCCTGACGAGGGCAGCATCATAAAGCGGCACTGGTTCCAATATTACAATCCAAGAGAGTACAAAATAACAGGTAAGCGAGTCAATTTCTACGTTGATACAGCATACACCGACAGGGAGAAAAACGACCCTACGGCGATGATCGCTTACATAAAAGAGGGGCCAAATTTTTATGTGCTTGACTGTATTTCCGAGTGGCTTGACTTCTCTTCTCAGCTTCGGCGCCTAAAAGAGTTTGTTGCTAAAAATGGATACAGCCCAAGCAGCATCATTCGAGTAGAGCCAAAGGCCACCGGAATCACATTGGCACAAGTGGTAAAAAAGGAAACCGCGCTAAACATAAGGGAGGCCGAGCCGCCAAGGGGCGACAAAGTGGCCAGGGCGCATAGTTGCGAGGGGCCATTAGAGGGAGGCCGGGTATTTCTGCCAGAGGGCATGACGTGGGTAGATCAATTTCTTACAGAGTGCGCAGCCTTCCCAAACGCCGCACATGACGACCGAGTTGACTGCCTTACCGGCATGATCATATCTGAGCTTAATGCTCGCCCTGCGGTGTCTTTTGCATAGAATAGGCAAATTTTTCATGGTATTTCGTTTGCATTGATTAACTTTGCTTGCGAAATTTCGCCTCATGGAGCAAGACTACCTAAAAATTCTGACTGATAATATCACCGGCCAACTTCGGCACTCTAACTACGACCGGACCATTGAGGTGAAGAAATTTGCCAAAATGATCACGACCGGAGAAGGCCAAGACGAAGAAGTGACCAGGTACCGCCGTTGGGAAGAAGATGTTCTGAAAGAGCAGCGCATCAGACTATACAATCCCCTCACAAAATTCGCTTTGGCGCGTCCGCGCAAATACTGGAAGCGAATGGGCCGCGTAGAGGGTATTCGAAGAAAGATCGAATCCGAGAACGAAACGAAGCTGAAAGAGCTGCAAGAGCAGTTTTACAACTTCATGCCTGGGGAATCACTCGAACAATGGCAAAACCGAAATCTCGAATACCTGGGCGTAACGGACCCGAATGCTTGGATTCTATACGAGCGACGCGACACGCGCAACACTCAGGGCCAAATCACCAGAACGAAGGTGTATCCGGTTATATTCGGCAGCGAGAACGTGCTGAATTTTCAGCGTTCTTATGGTGTGCTTGATTGGGTTCTTTTCAGGACCATCGAGTACGAACGAACTTACACCCGTGGGTCCTACGTCGAGAAGATGCTTGAGGACTTTTTTCTGTACTACCCAGGCGGGTTGATCAGAGCCAGGGAGGTAAGCGAAAAGCGTGCGCCAGAGGCCGGCGAAGAGATCGTTGAAATTCCTGTTTATAGCCCTGCTGATTTTATCGTAAATCCGGCATTGCCCGACACTATCAAGCAGGTAGTTGCCGTTGGGCAAGAGAAAACCCGCAGTTTTTACATTCGGACCATCGAAAACGGCACTAATGAGGTGCCGGCCGATTGCGTTGGCGTGTACTTCGACGAGGTGACAGGCCAGCAGACGTATGTGCCATGGTTTGACCCGGCTGAGGACGTCTTTAAGGACCTGATTCACGAAAAAAGCATTGCGGACGTACTTCTGACAGTGTATGCCTACCCGAAAGAGTGGGTTTACACAAAAGCCTGCAACGATCGGCATGACGTCCTTGGCGAGTGCGAGCGCGGATACTACAACGGAATTCGCGACGAAGAACATTTGTGCCGAAACTGTAAAGGCTCCGGCAAAATGTCGGGGTTTACAACTGAGCAGGCAAAGATTGAGCTGGTTCTGCCAGAGGGAAGCACGGCAGACACGCTTCTTGACCTGCAAAAGCTGTCCTTTACGCAGCCCATTGACATTACCCTGCTCGAATGGTTGGACAAAAAGATCGAGCGCTCAGAGGCCCGAATAATGGCCGCAGTATTTGATTCTGGGCTTGTTCAACGTCCCACAGAAACGACAATTAAAACAGCCACCGAGGTAAATTCGATCCTCGAGGGCATTGCTGACGTATTGACACCGTTTGGCGCCGTTGATTCGAAGCACTTTGAGCTCGCCCATCGGGTAGCGGCTCAGTACATGGGAATAGATATTGAGGTTGACAAAAGCTACCCCGACGATCTGAAAATCGAAATGCTTTCCGATATGGTTGAGGGGTTCAATCAGATTAAAAATGCAGGGGTTGGATATGAAGCGATGTCGGCACAAAGGGCCAGGATTTTTCAGAAGTCTTTCGATGGGAATCCAGAAATCCAGGCCAAAATTGCGGCACGGTACAAATTCAAGCCGTTTGACGACAAATCCGAGCAACAGGCGGCAATGATCGCAAACGGATTGGCACAAACAGACCCGGTTCGGGTTCTTTGGACATACTGGCTGATGATATTCGACGAAATCGAAGCTGAAACACAAGATTTTCACATGATGGAATATCGAATGCAAAAGCAAATAGTTGACCGCAAAGTAGCTGAGTTCACCCAACGAATTAAAATCGAGCAAGTAGATGCCAACCCTGCTGGACAATTTAATCAAGCGTAGGGAAGATGCAGCCGAAAAGGCGCATTCTGAAACTATGAAGGAGGTGAGCGTATGGCAGACGCTTGGCTACTTGGTATTAATTGAGTGGATATTCTCGAACGTTGAAACAGAAGAAGGAGCAATAAAATACAGCTCGAAGAACTTGGGCGCCGTTAGTGGAATTTATAGGGTTTTCAGGACTTGGAATGCTGACTTTCGGGCACTTATGCTCAGAAACGTGCTGAGCAAGACGGGCGAAATTTTGAGGGAAAACGAAGCGTATTACGATGCTTTTGAAGGCACCGGAAACATGAGCGAGAGCGACTTTCAAAAAGCTGTTCGGCTGACTTTGCAGCGATGGGGATACCAAAACGATGCTATCACGCCAGGCAGCTATTTCGAGGCGCTTTTTTCCAATGATAGGATCGCTCAGCAGGTAGCCAGGTTGATGAATGCGGCAATACTTCAACAGATGCCGCTTTCTGATTTCCGTGAGAGTTTCAGGGCTGTTTTTGTCGGCGCAAATGGTCGCGGGTTGCTCGAAAACCATTGGAGAACCAACAGCTTTGACCTATATCAGCGCATTGACAGGACAATAAACCTGCTATTGGCTGAGCGACTTGGGTATAGACATGCCATTTATTCGGGCACGCTTATGCTTGACAGCCGTCCGTTTTGCAGAGAGCGCGTCAATAAGGTTTTTGAGAGAGAAGCAATCGAATCCTGGGAGGATTTAGAGTTCGCAGGTAGGCCAAAAATAGGGTACAACCCATTGACTGACTGCGGAGGTTATAACTGCCGCCATCACCTTAGCTGGATAAGCGAGGAATTGGCGGAATCATTGAAAAAATGAAATTTGTCACTGAAATTCAAGCCATTTGCCCGAGAACGGGCGAACTACTTCGGTGGGCCGGTCCGCACATTGAGGCAATAAGCGAAGCACATGCCCGCATTATCTGCGATAATACCGGACTTGGTTACTGCAAGATCGTTGGCAGATTGGTTGCTGAGGTAGAATATCCCGGCAAAGACAAGGCTCAGACGTTCGTTCGTGTTCAAGACTTTTCAAACGATAATTAAGTGCCATCCCTTTTCGACACATACAGATTCAAAGCGAACGACGGTGGAGGTGACACCGACGTTTTACCCATTGTGGCGACACTTCGCCGCCGTTGGGAGCGCGAAGGCAATACCAGGGCGTACCGGTTGAAGTTGGCCAATAAACTACTTTTTAAGGGCGCAGACTACCAGTATTTCCGCGCCATATATGACACCGGAACCTGCACAGAAGTCACATTGCTGATTGAAAATTATTGCGGCGGCGAGTGGGTGACATGGTACGAGGGCATTATCCCAATTTTTACGGGCGACTACAATGCGTCGCGGTGCGAAGTCCGGTTTGAGGTGAAGCCAAATGATGTGTATTTCTGCGCTCAGAGGGCATTTGAGGACCGAAAGAATTGGCTGGACTATGCTGAGCCTGTGACGGTGAAAACAATCACCGGAACCGTTGAAACGATCACCTGCAGCCAGTCTGGCGTTTCTTCTCCCGGTCCCCCCTTCCCTGGACCTGGGCAGCCGCTTACTATGTGGTTTTATAAGGGGTGTTGGTCGTCAGGTTACACGAACAGTTCTGACCCTGATGGCGCAACTGCATGGCGCCCTATAATGCACATGCAGCACTATTATCTGGGAGGCACGGTTGACATTGAAACAACTTGGGCGCGAGAAAAGACTACCAGCGTCGGGGCGCCGTTGGGTGACGGATGGATAAATATTTCGGGCACTACATGGGTTCGACCAGTTAATGTCAGCGTTCCGGTAATTACTCAGCCGCTACCTGGGCAGCTTGGCCTGTTAGAACAGAGATTCGAAGCGACTATTGTAAACAGCGCACCGGTATCAGGTGGCAGGAAATTGGCTGAAATCATCACCGAATTGGTGGCGGAAATGGATTGCGGATTCGACGAAGTTATCAGCAATTTTTTTGGTATCAATGCGGATGCTACCAACCCGAGCAACGACGCCTACGATTTTGCTGCTGACAACATGCAAAACGTCTTTTTTTTCCAGAAGTCCGATATTGTTAGGGCTTCGGCTTCAAACGACGCGACCAGGTTCACTTTTTCCCTGAAAGAGTTTTGGGAAGAACTGAAAATTCTGAATATTTTCTATTCAATTACGGTTGAATCAGGCTTGAAAAAGCTGCGAATTGAACACTATACCTATTGGGATGGTGCCAACGGCCTTGACCTGACAACATTAGAAAACGGAAAGTATATTGCCGGCAAAGATTCATTCAAAGTTGACAGGGAAATACCGAATTTCGAGAGCTTTTCATATCAGGAAAGTTTTAGGGATAAGTTCAGAACCAAACGCATCACATACCCGGCAGCATGTGCCACGACAGAGGGCGACGAACGAACAGCCAATCAAATGTGTGCGGACTTTGGTGGGCTTGTTGAAAATCCAGATGCAGGGCTCGAAGGTTTTTTCCTTATGGCCACGGTAGACATTGGCGGCGGCGAGTATCTGATCAACACGCTCGGAGGCGAAGCGAATGGGGCATTTGCATGGGAGAACATACTTCCCGCGCTTTGGGCCGATGGCAGGTATCACGCAGACGCGACCGCAAATGTGACCGGATACACGGTCAACAGCGTCGCTAAAACAAGAGAACAAGATCAGATTACTATAAAATTTTGCTGCTCTGATGAATTCGACCCAACGGAGCTGATAAATACCCAACTTGGTTGGGGGGAGGTCAAAAGCGCTGAACAGGATACCCAGCGTGGCACGCTTAAATTGAACCTATTGCAATGATACCACTGAATCCGGGAAATATTCTGAAATTTTCAGACAGCCGCGAAATGCTTCGCCACTATCAGGAGGGGCAAAATCGCGTGCCTTTTGGGCTTCGGGCGCCAAACACGCGCCTCATCCCTTTTCAGGTTTTTTTTCCAGTAACGGTAACAAGCGCAACCTGGAAACTTGTTGAACCTACGGATACCATTGGCATCGGACTGGCCATGACTGCCGGGGACCTTGACATCGTGCACAAAGACGGCGGCGGCTCGTGGGTTACTTGGTACCCAGGCTCAAACCTTACGACGATTCCAGACTGCGGATATAGAGAAATATGGCTGACTGTTAATAGCATCACCTACTACTCAGAAGTCCTTCACCTATTCGAAGCAAACGAGTTTTCAATAAACGAATGGCGCTTTGAGTTTGACAACAACAACACGGATAAGGGCACGGTACTATATCAGCAGGGCTACAAACAGCACTTTTATCCGACAAAATGGGTATGGGACCGACCTGCGATAGAGCGAGAAATTGAAGAAGAAATTGACGGGAACGACAATATTACAAGCCTATTCAGCCGAACGGTATCGCGGTTCCGACTTGAAGTGCCCGACCTGCCTGATTACGTTCTCACTTTTTTTGCTAAATGTGGCGACATAGCTACGGTGAAATTCGAGAACAGTACCGGGTTCCCTTCAATTACCATGCAAAACGTTGCATTTGAATTCAGAAACCAGGGCAATGCACTAAACATCGGAATTTTCACATTTGACGCCGAAATTGAATCATTCAACGGCTGCCAGGAAAACTTCGTTTTGACTTAAAAGAAAGGCTGAGTTATGCAGTTTTTGAGCGCGATAGATCAAATCAGGCGAGCGCAAGCGGACCTGATAAACAATCGGGAGGCTGACCTTCTCAGAATCTCATTGGATTTATCTGCGCTCATAAAACTGCGGATACAGACAAGCGGCAAAAACTTTGAGGGCAACCCATTTCCGCCATATACCCCATTTTCGAAGCGTTTGAGAAGGGAGGCGGGGTACCAGGTCGGCTTTGTGGACTTTACCCAAACGGGCCAAATGTGGGCCTCTATTCGCCCAAGGGTATTGGCGCACACGAGGGACCAGACGACCGTTGTAATTGAATCAGGCAATGCCAGGGGGCAGGAGATTTTGACCAAGGCGGTGCCGAAAAGGGGCAACATTTTGACCCCAAGCAGCGAAGAAATACAGATCATTCGTGACGCAAACACTCGAAGGATTTTGAACCGAATAAAAGCACTTTTGGAATGAATGCAGTAATAGCGGACGTATTAAAAAGCAAGCTGACAACCCTGGAATGGTTGGAGCGCTTCGGGGGGCTTGTCGTTCAAGCCAGCCGGCCGGAATTTGTCACCGGCGCCGATGGCGTTCAGGTCATAAAAGGGTATCAGGTATGCCCTGTTGCTTGCTCTGTAAACGCTGAAAACTGTTGGGAGGGTGGCGTTCACAAGTATTTCGAGCCTGACAGCTCAAAGGCGGCTATTGCATTTTTCACTGATGGAGGTGGGGTGCGGCTTCGCCAGATCGAAGGGCCAAAGGAAATGTGGCTTCGCTTCGAGTTTAACCTGCGGTTTTTGTGCTGGATGAATACCGTTCGCCTGGGCACATCTATAACGGCAGGCGGCTGCCAGCCATCCGGCCGCATTGCGCCGTATGTGATAGCTCAGCTTTTCGGGCCTCATAGTGCCGTTGGGGTTTTCGCCGGTGGCATAGAGGAAACGATTTTCAAAGACATAGAGGTAAAAAGCATTGCAGAGTTGCCTAAAACGCCAGGCATTTTCGAGCCGTTCACTTTTGCAAGGGATGGTGTGAACAGAGGGCTGTTTTTATACCCATACGACTATTTTGGCCTAAGTATATCCGGCGAGTTTGTGATGAATCGTGACTGCCTGCCTGAATTTGGCGAGGGATGGACACCAACTGTAGGCTGCCTTGCGCCTGCAGGAAACGTGAATTGGTTCAGCCGCAAAGCGGTCATGTTTTTGGCCGGACTTCCGGTGTTTGATAGTAACGAAGATGCGCTTCTTGGCAATTTGTCCGGTGGTGGCACTGTTTCACCGCTCAGCGTTGGCGATCCGTATTGGGGCAGCCCAAACCACGTCGCGCACGCTGATGCTTTTTTAAGGGTTGAATAATGGACTTTTTCGAAACAGAAATTCGGGCATGGCTTGCAAGTTTGCCCGAGTACGATTCAAATGAGGCCGCGAAGGATGATGGCTACCCTGTTGGATGGCCTTATTGGTGCGGCGCAAGACTATTGAAAGTAATATGATTGAAACACTGGCAATTTCCCTATGGTCGCACCTTTTTTGCGGCCCATGGTCAGAGAGCGGCAAGGTATTCGGATGGCTGAAATTAGCTGCCGAACGACTGCCGTATTTTGTCCGGCATCCATTCATTGAATGCGGAGCCTGTCATGCTGTTTGGGTTTCTGTCGCTTATCAGGTCGCAACCTATTGCGGCTGTTTTGACGTAACAAATATCCTTCAAATCCTATCTGCCAGCTTCGGCGCAATCCTGCTGGAAGATTTCAAAGACATTAGGGAAAAATGGAAGCACAGTTGAAAAAGTTCGCCAGGGACGAGGCCGGAAACATGACGTTTGAGCCGTTCACCGCCAACGGGAAAACATACAAATTCATTCAGCCAGGGCACCCGCTTGGTATTAACAAGTGGGGGGAGTATCAAAAACTGATGATCGTTGCAGGGGCCGGTGTTTCGTTTTCCGACCTAATCATTTCACTCAGAAGCGTGAAAGACCTTTGGGCATCTGACAAAAAGGTTTCTGAAATCCGCGCCGAGGCAATCGTGTGGGCTGATAGCATTATCAAGGGCCTTATTGATATGAGTAAAGCCAAATTTGATAAGGCTTTTTATCTGGCAACCCTTTTCATTTACGAGGAAGGCAAAAGCCCGTATGAATGGGATATGGAAGCCGCCACGGCCATGATTGAGGACTTCTCCGCCGAAGGCATAGACGAGCAAGACCTGTTTTTTTTTGGAATGTTGCAAATACCCGCTTGGAGAGAGATATTCAGCGAGTTATTGGAAGAAACGGAAAAGCAAGCGGCAAGGTCGTTGGTAGATATTTTGTTGCAGAAAATGGGCGCATCGAGCTAAACGTTGAAAAGTTTGAGCGCGAATTCCGGCACATGAAAGAGTTCGTTCTTCGGCTCAGTCCATACACACTCGACGACCTGGAAAAGTTTGATTATCTGACTTTTTTCAGGCTGGTGAACGAGTGCGAACAACGGGAACAAGAACACATAAAACGCATCGAGGCAAATGGTAGATTTAAAGCTGACATCTGACGACAAGCAAATCCTTGACAGCCTGGACAAGATTGCTGCAAAATTAGAGCAGACCGGTAAAACGGCCGAAAGCACGCAGGATGCTATCTCTGCCGGCATGGGCAAATCTGCTTCAGATGCAGAAAGGGCTGCCGCATCCCTTGAAGCATACAAGCAGGCCCAGGAACGCCTTGCGGCCGGCGCTCAGGATAGAATTGCCAAACAGGAGAAGTTTCGTAAAGAGATTGAAGCCCACAGAAAGGCCCAGGAGGCCCTTGCAGCAGCCCAAAACGAGGGTATCAAAAAGAACGTTGCAATGGCCTCCACTTTGAACCAAGCCACAGCTTCTACCAACCAGGCGGCATCCGCTACCAAAAGCGCAGAAGCCGCTACCAAGGGCATGACGGTCGCACAGCGAATTTTCGACACGGTTTTGAAAGCATCTCCTATCGGCTTCATCGTTGCATTAGTTGCGAAGCTGGTGCAGCAGTTGTTCAAGTATCAGGAGGTTATTGACGCAGCCGCTCGGGCAAGTGCGGTATTTGACGCCGCAATCAATGTCGTTATAAAGCGGCTTAGTTTTTTGGCCGAAGGGATATATAAGTTCATTACCTTGGATTATTCAGGGGCCGCCATTGCATTCGGTCAGGCATTCAATAACATAGGAGGTGCCATATACGACGCGGCTGCAGCAGCAGACGCAAATGAGTTGGCACTTCAAAAGCTAAGGGATGCGCAGTTCGCTGCCGCTATTTCTACGGCAAAGCTCGTATCGGCCAGTGAAAAGGCCCAAGAGGCTGCCGGGAAAGAAAATTTGACCTACAATCAGCGTATCGCATCGCTGAAAAAGGCTATCGAAATAGAGGGGGAAATTTCGAGAATTCGCGTCGGGTTTGCCGAGCAGGAATTACAGTATGCACGCACCGCTTTTCAGCTTTCAACGCAGAATGCAGCAGAAAAGGAAAAGCTGATCAAAAAGGAAATAGAAGTGATGGAGGTGCGAAGCAATGCCGAGAAAAACCGGCTTGGGCTATTGCAGCGACTTAATGCGCTCGAAAAGGAGCGTGCCGACTTCATCACGAAGAACCTTGACGACGTTAGCAAATTGCTTTCTCGCCTTGACATTGATTTGCAAGAGGACCCAACAGAAAAGAAGGTTGAACAAATTCGCCAAGGCATTACCGCTCAGGTCCAGGCAATACAGGACGGCCTGAAAAAGATCGCAGAAGTAGAGAAGCTGCGGCCATTGTCCGACAAAGAAATCGAGCAACGCCAAAAATTGCAGGACCGGATTGTTGATACCATCGAACAGGGTGAAAAGGAAATCCTTGACGCAATTCTCGACGGCATACAGAAAGAAGCCGAAGCAGAAGAAAAGCGGAAAGAGGCCAAAAAGGCGGCTGACGAGGGCAGAATTAAAGACGCCCAGGCGGCACTTGCTCAGGCCAATGAACTTGAAAATGCACGCATTGACATTACCCAGGCAGAATTTGCCAATTTTGTCGCAATGCTTCGGGCAGGAGGCGCCGATGAGCAGGCCGTAAAAGAGCAGCAAAACGAGTTCAACAAGCGTATCCAGGCACAACGCTTGGAGGCTGATTTACGCTACCAAAAAGCGCTGTTGGCGCTCAATGCGTCTGGCCCGGAGGCAGACATTATTCGAGCTCGGATTCAAGAGATCGAAACCCTGTTGAAGGGCATTGACATACCAGAGCCCAAAAAAGGACCTGACGGCCAACCAATCAATCTTTTCGACATTCTCGGCATTAAGTTGCCGCCAGGGCAGGAAGAAGCTATTCGAAAGTCAATCGGCTCAATTATCAACTCGCTCAATGAGTTGGCGCAGGCGAGAATTAACGAAGCGGAGGCCGCGACAAGAGCAGCACAGGAAAAAGTTGAGGCTGCAGAAGAGGCGCTTGAAAAGGAGCAAGAGTACGCAAAACAGGGCTTGGCTAATAATGTTGACCTGAAAAAGCAGGAACTGGCGACAGCCAAAAAGCTGCGCGACGACGCAGCCAAGGAAGAAGCCAAAGCCAGACGGGCACAGATTTATTTGGATAGCGCCGTTCAGTTATCCGGCCTTATTACAAGCTCAGTAAACATTTTCAAGAGTCTTTCGTCACTGGGTCCGCTTGGTATTGGCCTGGCCATTGGGACTATCGGCTTAATGTTCGGAGCCTTCGCAACAGCCAAGGCGCGTGCATTGAAAGCCACTGAGCCGCCAAAGCTGCGCAAGGGCCGCAAGTTTGACGGCAATACCCATGAGCAGGGTAATGAGGATTTAGTATTCGACGGCCGAAGAATTTTTGCAGTTGAAAAGGACGAGTGGCTCGTTGGCACCGAGCACTCTAAAGAGCATGACAAGTTCCTGGCAAACCTCAACAGGGGCAAATACCGAGGCCGGGACCTCTACCGTATGGCAGAGGGCATTAGTGACCATGAAAGCCCATTGTCAGACGCGGCGCCACGGATAAAATCGCTCGAACGACGCCGGGAAAGAGCAGAATCTGCACAAAAGCAGGCTGATTTGGCAAAAGCCTATCAAGCCGCAAGCGATAGGATTGTTGAAGCGATTCAGGCAAAACCAACGGTTTACCCCTGGAAAGATGGGTATAAAGAGGTTGTTACCAATGGCAGAATGAAAGTAAAAAAGACAGTGCTTCCAAAAGGCAAATAATTATTTTGCGAAAATTCGCGCAAAGTTTGCAAAAGTGGATTATTTTTGCACAGTATTTGCTTCAAACAAAACTTTACCCATGAGCATCAGAAAGATTCTGGCAGATAAATACGCCAAAATGCAGGAAAAGCGAATCAGTCACGGCATGGTTCCCGTGACGAATGACCAGCTTAACGCACTGCATCCTGACAATCCCATTTTGATTCAGGTGCCACAGGCTGACATTGCAGCCTACGAAAAACAGGGGTATCGCGTATATACACCTCCTATCGCAGAGCCAAAAGAGGCAAAAAAGAAAAAAGAACAAGCCGATGAACTGGATTCCAAAGAATAAGCGCACCGGCCGGCAATACCCGGCAATTTCAGACCAAGAAAAACGCGAAATGGAGGCCGACAAGTTGATTGGCCCCAAGTACGTTTTTCTTCCAGTGAACGAAAAGCAAGAGAAGCCAGCCCCAGAACCAAAAGAGGCAAAAAAGACAAAAAACGAACAATATCCTACAAATGAGTAAACTATACTCAGGCATCGCGAAGGCCCTCAAATTAGACGCGGAATGGCTCGCCACCCTCAAAGACGGCGAAGATTGGCGCAGTGAGGATGAAGTTGCAGAAATTGTTTCTCAAACAATATCCGAGCGCGTCAAAGCAGCAGTGACTAACAGCCGAACAACCGGACAGCGAGAAATCAATGACCAGCTTCGGAAGTTTGTCAAGTCTGTTGGGTTCGACAACCCTGAAAATCTGCAAGGCAGAGAGCTTTTGGAGGCATTCGACGCATGGCGCGTTGAAACAGCCGACCCAGGCAAAAAGCCGGCAGAAATGACGGAGGACGAACTTGTCAAATTGCCAGCGTTCAAAAAAGTATTGAATGCTCGGTTGAGCGAAGCCAAGCAAGCAGTTGAGGCAGCAAAAGCGGAAGCAGAAAACACTCGCAAGCAGGCCAAGCAGGCCAGAGTTGCGGACCTTCTCAAACCGTGGCTATCTCAAACGCTTGAAGAAGCTAAGGTGGTGCTTGAAGTGCCAGGCTCTACAATCTCAAAGCAGAACCGGATTGACGCTATTTTTCGCCAACTCGACCCCTCAAAGATCGCTATTGACGAAAAGGGAAATCCGTACATGCTCGACGACGATGGCGAAAGCCCAAAGGCTGACACATTCGGGAAGCCTTTTGACTTGAAAAAGCACATTGTTAATGAGATTGCTGCACCGCTTTACGGCATTCATACCCAGAACCCTAACCATGGAGGCGGTAATCCAAACCCCGCAGGCGCTCAGGGCGCCAAGGATGATTGGAAGCCCACTATGAGATTCGCCAATCAAGCCGAATACGATGCTTTTAAATTAAAAGAGCCAGACCCGGCTAAGCGATTGGAAGCAACTAAATCCTGGCAACACCAACAACAGACGGAAACTGCTGGCAAATAGCCGGCATGAGATATTGCCGGCGCATTCTTTGAAACACAAAACTACTTTCAAAAATGGCAGCCGGAGATTTTACCGATTCCGCGCTTCAAGTCGCCCAGGTGCGACTTGAAGAAATGTTTGCAGCTCCAAACACCGCACAAACTGAGCTCAAAGCAGGCAGCGCATCTACTGCGCGCGCTATGCTCGCCCGCCAACGTTCACGAGTGATTCCCCGCCTTACGGGAAACACTGTTGTGGGCGTTGAAGCGTGGTATATTCGCCCACATGCAGCAACCAACGCGGCCACTACGGCACCGGCGGATTGCGATGTTCCTTGCGGCGATGAGGCCGAAACGATCAAAGCGGACTACGAAAGCACCGTTCTGGTGCGCTCAAAGTCCAAAGTCCTTGACAACCGTTCGGACAATTTGCTTCAATTCGCCGAAGAAATTGCGGCACAACAGGCACACATGATGTCCCAGATGCGCGTTGCATTCAATCGGGATGTCGTGATTGCGGGAGTTGCTGCGGCCTCTCAGGTGAACATTGATACGCAAATTGATTCGACGTGGGATTACACCTCGAACAGCCCTCGAATTACTGTTCCCACGGCCGATTTCACCTACGAGCGTTTCAATGAATTCCAAACGGTCGCGATGCTGAACAACTTCGACGACTTTTTCATGGTTTCCGGGCGCTTGCTGTCTGACGATCGCTGGCGCTCTCAGTTGAACCGAATGAATGAAGGATTCCGCGACCAGGCGCTTGCCTACGCTCAGCAGGAAATCTACTTCGACCTTCGTGACCTCGACCAGAAAATGACGCGCAAAACCCTGTTTGCCGTCAATGCAAATTCCTATGCTTTCTGGAACACTGTTCGAAACACGACTACCCCTCGCCGGGTGGTAACTGCTGATGGTGAAAAATGGGTATGGGTTCAGGCCGACCCAATCCTGAGCTGGAACAACAACGGGGTGCTTTCTCCGGTGCTGTATGAGTTTGAAATGGCTGTGACTTGTGTCGGCCGTGACGCTCAGGAATTCCAACAAAATCAGTATTGCATTTATGCCCGTCTGATTGGCGGCTTTGAATTCGCACCAACCGGCCCGAACGGAGAGAAGGGCGTTTTGCAATTCTCTACCGAGTAAAGTCAACCCGATTAAGTAAACACGCCTCCTGGTAATCCAGGGGGCAAAATTTCAATACAATGAAAAAATCCTATGCCATTTTTGGCCTTTTGACGCTGATCTTATGCATGGTGGCAGTATCAGCCTTTGACATGCCAGATCGAGCCGTTACCTATACGGATGAAGCTGGCCAAACCGTTGAGTTTTATGCCCCTATGGGCGGTGGAGAGCAGCGGTCTTTACCATTGGATACCATGTCTGCGGCTGGCACAACCTATGTGTATGTGCCTTGGAACATGAAGTCTGCATATCAATACCAGTATTTTTTCAAAATGCGAAAGATTGCAGGCACTCCCAATGTGAAAATCAGGCTTGAAGAACGAAACAATGCGAATAGCGCGATTTGGTCGGCTATTGATAGCGTTTCTGTTTCCGGCGCTGATTCGACAAAACTATTTTTCAGGCTAAGGGGTGGAACTGTATATGGTGCTTTTCATCGGATTGCTTTTGTGAAAACGGGCACGAACACCATTGCCAGAAACATCGAATTCAATATCAAAGCCACGGAGTAATGAGTGTTGCCTGCTTCGATACGCTTGTGGGATTATCTAAACAGGAATACTCCTGCTTTACAGACGACGCGCCAGAGGGCTTCGATACGTCTGACAGTGGGTATCACCTGACGGATACTGACTACGGTCTGACGATCATTGACCAATGCGCGTTTGACGGTTGGGAGCTCCTTCAAGCGGCTCGAACGCAGGCAATTCTCGAAATTAAATCAGATTTGAGGGCAGCACTTCGCGAGAAATACGACGGCTCAATCAGTCCTTTTTCGGGAGTTATTGCCCAATTAACGTCAACCGGTTCCAGGCTCGTCACTCATGATTTTTTGGGGCTCAGAGTTCGCACAAAAAACCAGAAAGGTGCGAAGCTGGTACTCAAAAAAATATTTCTGGCGCTTGATACCCCTGGAACGTACACTGTAACTATCAAAAGCAACGACCCGCTTTTTGTTTCGCCGGACCCTGTGGAGGTTGTACTTGTTTCGGCAAATACCATGACGCAAAAGGTTTTAACGACGCAAATAGAGCTGCCACTGTATTCGAGGACGTGCGAAGAAAAATGGCTGGAATACTACATTGCTTTTGACAGGAATGGCGCCACGCCAAGGAACAACAATGTGACTTGCTGCGGCAAACATCCCGGGTGGATGGACCATTTGTATGTTTCAGGATTTCAGGCGTCGGATAACGAGGCGACATACGGCACTTTTTCGAGCGCTGGGTTTGGAATGGCGCTTGACGCTTTCCTGATCTGCGAAGAGTTGGAATGGGTGTGTGAGCTCGAAGAGCTCAACGGATACCACCTCCGCGACGTATTGGCTCGCTCGCTTCAATTTAGAGGCGCCGCGATAGCGATTTCAAAACTGATTGATACTATCCTGGTAAACCCTTGCACAAGCTATCAGATAGAAAGTTTGGCATCCCGCCGAACGTATCTGAATAGTCGGTATTCAGACAATATCCGTTGGGTAGCACAAAACCTACCCAAAAAGGGTCTTACTGATTGCTTCATGTGTAAGCCGGAAAACAGGTTTTCTCGTTCACTCTCAATAGTGTAAACACAATGCCTACTATAAACTCATTCACCACTTGTCCGGCAGATTGCGACGACGATAACCTGCTTCCTGCGATTCCAGAGGTTCAGGATTGTACCAGCTACGAGCAGGTGAAGTCCCAGATTCACACTATCTACCTTATGCCCCAGGTAGGGGGCGTTTCTTCTGCCGACCCATTCACCAACTTTGCCACCACTCCGACAGCTACCGCAAACGCGATAGATAACACGGATGCAACCAACGTAAAGGCAAAGTTTATTGTCGGGGAGGGTGGAATTGCTGAACCAGCCGAAACGGTTCTGGACTACCCAATGAATCAGGAAAAAACAGAGCAGCTTGAATATGATTTGATTTTCAATATCAAATACCTCAATGACGCTATGTACGCATTCCTGCAACAAGTGCAATGCGGAAACACTGATTTGACTTTTTACTATGCGTCCGGCATGGGTGGCACTCAGTATGTCTATGGCAAGCAGGGAGGTATCGTGCCCAAAAAAGTAACCGTTACTTTCCCAAAAGGAGGCGGCAAGGATGATCGCGATATTGCTGTTTTGAAAATCAAATGGCTTGCATCTGGCGACCCCGACCGTCGAATTAATCCGCTTGCGTAATGCTAAACCCATTCACATACCTTCCGACAGACGTCTGCGGGGAGATTGACATTCCTGCTTTCCCAGAAATACAGGACTGTGTTTCGTACCCTCAGCTTTTGTCGGAGGTGTGTGGGGTTATTATTCGGCCAACTGGTGCAACATGGCCCGGCACATGGAACGACTTTGATTCATGGTTCGACGATGGCCATATTGACAACACAGATTCCACTTTTGCGCACTTTGTCGCTGGCCTTGGCAGCTTTTTGCCATTAAGCCAAACCGAAGCAACGCTGGCAGGCGGCAGGCTTGTGGAAAACAGGGAGTTTGTGTACCGATTGACGCTAAATGTGCCATATATTGACGACGGGCATGTGTCATTTGCTCGTCAGCTTCAACGCAACAAAAAGGACTTTACGGTTTATATCGTAACCATTGGCGGCGTTGTTGCAGGAGTTGAAAAGCATAGAATTGTTGGCGGTGATGAAGGTATTCAGCCGTTTTATGTAAATGCAAGCATTCCATTCAACCAAGGGAAAACCGCTCGCGAAAGCATTCAGATGATTTTCGACGTGGAATTTTTGGAAATCCCTGAGATGTCACTTTAATGAAGTTTTTATTCTCCATTTTGGCTTTTATATGGTTCACTTGCGCACATGCCCAGGTCTATACCTTTGAATGCCAAAGCGGATCGCGATTGAGTGGTGATAGTTGTGACATTTGCCCGAGTAGCATCGTGCAAAGCCGTTCATTCAACGGATTGGTGATTTTCAGGGATGGGAATTATTATCGTTGGCTTGATCAGCCGTACAGCATACGAGTAAAGCCTGGGAATTTGGTTGAATATTGGGAGCATGGTGCAAACCCCTACAGCGAGCGTGTTACTATCCCGCTTTCCCTAACAGGATTTTTCTCGATTCAGGGAATGGCAGATTCGACGTGGTGCAACTTCACGGCACCTCACAGGTCCCAGGACCTTCACATTGATAGCTTCAATGTGAATACAGCAAGGCTGACTCTTTCACAGGATGATTCGCCGGTATTTTTTCAGGCAGGCGCCGCAACAATATTCTCCTACAACGTAGATACGCTGACGATTTCAGTAGATACGACCGGCCTTGGTGGAGGTGGAAGTGTTGAGGCAAACAACGGTGTATCTGATAACGAGGATGGCGGCAAAATACGCCTTGGGAATCGCTACATGGGTAGCCCTGATGCCCCATTCACCGACAATCGGAAAGTGAACATAGATGGTCGTTTCCTCTACATCGGGGACTTGTCCGACAGCACACTTTTGGTAGCTGACGGTTCAAATGATCGGATTGGTATTGGCACTGATTTGCCAGCGCGGAAACTGGATGTGAATGGAGAGGTGCGAATTAGGGACCTAACAACCGACACGCCAACGCTTCTTTTGGCTGCCGATGGTGATGGCGACCTGGCCTCTTTGGGTGTTGGCACAAACCTGCAAATAACTGCTGGGAATTTGGCAGTGACAGGGTTGTCCTACCAAGGCCTTAGAGATAACGGAACCGACGAAACAAAGCGTGTAAACGCAAACTTTATATCATCAGGAAGGGTAAGTGCGACACTCACCGATGACGCAGTAAACAACGAAACGGAGATTGTCATGGACGTAATTGACAACTCGATCTCTAATGCGAAAATCAGGCAGGGAGCGGCCCGGTCTGTGATTGGCGTGACGGGCAATGCTGCCGCAAACGTTGCCGACATTCAGGGTACAGCCGACCAGGTTCTGCGGGTAAATACAGCAGGCACGGCGCTGGCTTTTGGCCAGGTTGCTACCGGCGGCATATTGGATGATGCTGTCACGTATGCTAAAATTCAAAATGTGGTCAATGACGACCGTTTCCTTGGTCGTATTTCAGGCGCAAACGGAATTATCGAAGAACTTACCAGGGCACAGGCACAAACCATACTCGGAATGACCGGCGTTGTAGATCGGTTTGCCCTTTGGACCGCGAATGACCAGATAGGAAGTGATGCGGCATTTACATTCAACGGTGCAACGGATAGGGCAACATTCACCGGCACCACTGCGGGTATCGGTGCAAATACCGGCATTCTAAACCTGAATGCTGGCGCAATCGCTGGTGCCATGACATTCCTACGAATGTCAGGTAACATAAACGGCAACATGTGGATGGAGATGCTGAACTCCAACACTCAGAGTGCTGATAACCATACTGTTTTTCTAATGCAATCAGGCGGAGCCAACGCTGGTGACGCATTGATGCAGTTCTCTGTGAATGGGCAAATGACCCATTCCATTGGCATAGACAATACTGATGATCGGTTCAAAATAACGCCAGATGCCTTTAGGCCAGGCGAGTTTGATAGAGGTATTACAGTTCGCAATAATGCAGGGACGGGAAACGTCGGAATAAACAACGTATTCCCGACATACCCTTTGACAGTTGAAGGCCGCACGAGGTCTGATTTGTTCATGGGTGAGGGTAATGCCTTCACTGCTGGGAACGTTGCTTTTGGTAACGGGGCCGGAACCGGGCCAACGCTTACTGAGATTGTTGGCACCGGAAACGGGTTTTACATCAAATTTAGCACTGGGACCACGCCAACAGCTAACGGTGTAATATTTACCTTAACATATCCAACATCATTCATAACCAAATCATTTGTCACATTTTCGGCCGGTGCAGATGTGGCTGCTGAAAGTGGTGACAATGCCGCAAATGATTTTTTGAAGTTCAAAATCAACGAATCGGATGCAGCTACATTTGAATTCAAGGCAGTTGGGACCCTACCGGCTTCAACCGCTTACGCATTAACCTTTAACTTTTGGGGATACTAATGAAGCACATCATCATCATTTTGTCGGTTCTGTGCAGCCTATCTGCACAAGCACAAATATCCAGCACCGGAGGCCAGGTGTATCTGGCAGATGGAGCGCTGTCAAGCTATACCAACCCGGACATCTATGTTTCGCCAAAATACAACCCGTTTGTGGAGAACTGGGTGGTAACATGCACGGTTACTCCCGGCGGCGCTGATATTGTCGAAGTTGTGGAGTTCACTGTCACGTTTAGAAAGTCCGACATAGACGCATACACAGGCACAGGAACCGGCGACACGGCAAAGCTGATACATGCCATTGAGCAGGCGGTAATTGACTACTTGGAGGCAATATCAGCAAATTCAGGAATCACTTTTTCACATTAAGTTTCACACATGAAAATCAAATTTATCCTGTTTCTGCTCATTCCATTTGCTTCATTCGCTCAAACGAATAGCTACGAGATTGATCCAATTTCCATAGACAGTTTCTACTTGGTAGAAAAAGTTATCGGAACAGCAACCAAAGAAATCCCAAGACCCCAAACGCTGATCACATACCAGCTATTTCGGTCGGCAGAAGAGTTTTTCCTGTTTTCTGATCAATTTATTGAGCAGGCAACAACTGCCAGAAAAGAAGCGGAAGAAAAGATTAAGCAGGCCGAAAAACTGGAAGAATTGGCCGATAAAATGCGAATTGTGGCAGAAGAGAATAAATCCTTCCTTGGTCGAAGGAAAAAGCAAAAAAAATGAATCGAATTGTCGTCATATTGTTGTTTGCTCCGGTATTTTGCTTTTCGCAGAATAATATCGTAGCCAATCCCGGCCTTGCACAGACTGACGGGGCGCCAACGTTTCGACCTGGCGCACGTGGCTCTATTGTTGCCCTGGATACGCAAACAATGGATTGGTACATTTCGATGGACAGAAACACGACAAACTGGATAAAAATGGGCAGCGTCGTGCAAAAAATTACAGGTTGTGCCGCTCCGGCTTATACGCCTGAAAAATATCAGTCCAAGGTTGTCACAAACACCTGCGCAACACCTGAGCTATACGAATGGAATGGCAGTGCATGGCTCTGTCTGACTTGCGCATCTGCTGGCAGTACCAACCTTTCATGGACGGAGGTATCTGCAACGCTTTACCGCCTTAATTCAAGCACGGGTAATGATGTATTTGTGAGGGAGGGAAGCAACGTAACGGCGGCGCTATCCGGCGACACACTGACATTTTCAAGTTCCGGCGGAATTGCAACAGTTGCCACAGACGCGACGCTTTCGGGCGATGGCAGCGGCGGCGACCCGTTGAAAATCGCACAACAAAGCGCGGTAACGTCTGAGGTGTTAATGTGGACAGGAGCGACATGGGAACCAAGCTGGGGCAACCCTTACACGTTCGTCACATCCGGGGCGACCATCACCAGCGCCGTTAATGAAGTGCTGATAGGTACGCTATCCGGCGCGGCGGTATTCGGCCTGCCATCCTGCAACGCAGCGCTCGACGGTAAGCGATTCAAATTCGTTCGCAATGGCACGGATACAGCGTACAGCGTGACTATTGACCCGTCAAGCACAGAGCAGTTTTACGACGGCACGCCAACGAAGATTTTTTTTGGGAAGGTATCAATAGACTGCACCTGCCGGTTTAACGGTGGCACGGGTGTTTGGTTTTTTGACAACTTCTAAAGCAAATAAACACGACAATGAAACAAACACTATTTTTTCTCCTGCTTTTTGTGGCAGGATATGCAAGCGCACAGCCTACCATTTGGGGCGCTACAAAGGTGAAGGTAGAGCAGGGCGACACTATTCACATCACGAATATGTCGGCGGTAAAGGACTACGTTCTGAGCTACGCCACGGGCGGCGGTACGGTGACAAGTGTATCCGGTACGGACGGAAACGGGTTTGACTTTACCATCACAAATGGAACGACAACCCCTGCCATCGCCCTTGCCACAACAGTAACGGCAACCGTATTGGGTGCGTCCGGTGGTGCGCTAACGGCGGCATCTACCACGGGAACGGGCTCGACGGTGGTGCTTTCTACATCGCCGACGCTTGTTACTCCGGTGCTTGGAACTCCAACAAGCGGGACGCTTACAAACTGCACCGGATTGCCAATAAGTACGGGCGTGTCTGGGCTTGGTACCGGAGTAGCTACCTTCCTTGCAACTCCAACAAGCGCAAACCTTGCTGCAGCCGTAACAAATGAAACCGGAAGCGGTGCCCTTGTGTTCGCTACCTCTCCGACCCTGGTAACACCAGCACTCGGTACGCCATCGAGCGGAACGCTGACAAGCTGCACTGGCCTGCCGATCAGCACTGGCGTATCTGGATTGGCGGCAAACATGGCTACTTTCTTGGGAACGGCAACAAGCGCAAACCTTGCTGCAGCCGTAACAAATGAAACAGGAACGGGTCTTTTGGTTTTCGCCACCTCCCCAACACTTACCACGCCACTTCTTGGCACGCCTACATCTGGCGTGCTTACTAACTGTACCGGGCTGCCACTTACCACAGGGGTAACAGGAACTTTGGGTGTTGCCAATGGTGGTACTGGACTAACATCCGTAGGCGCTGACGTTACGCTATTTGGTAGTAACGGAACGGCAAATATCTATTACACGCCGGCAATCACGACAAACGCGGCAGCTATTGGATTTAGCCGATCATCCAGCACTCTTAATTTGAATCTACCCAACGCCGACGCATCAAACCGCGGAACGGTGTCTACCAGCGCCCAGACTTTTGCCGGGCAAAAAACATTCAACGGGAAGATCATAGGCTCAGGGGCCGCAACATTCACCAGTACCGCATCACTTGCCGCTCTTGAAGTTGACGGCGTAGAGGAACACGCATACCGGGCAGTAACAAGTACGGCAACTGTGGATGAAAACGACAGGGTTGTGTACGTAGGGACGCTGACGGCTGATATTACAATCAACCTCCCAGACTGCAATGCTACACGCGATGGGTGGCGTTATCAGTTTATGAAGAGGGGTACTGATGCTTTTGCATTCATCCTTGACCCGAACTCAACACAGACCTTTTTTGATGGGGCCTCAACAAAATCCTTTTACGGTCAAGGCAATACCATCGAGTGCATGTGTAATTCAGGTAACAATACATGGGACCTTTTGCGATGAAAAACAACCTGATTATATTTTTCCTATTGTGCAGCCTATCTGCATTTGCACAGCCGACGCTGCACGATACGACGCGGGTGTCGGTTTTTGACCCGGGCAAGTCGTGGATAACCAACTTCCTTGCTGTGCGGACACATAGCATTGGAAACGGCTTTACAGCGTTTACCGGCCCGGCATCATCCACAAAGACGTTCACACTGCCTAACGCATCAGCAACGATTCTGACAGATAATGCCGTAGTTACGGTTGCACAGGGGGGAACCGGCGCGACAACCATTACCGGCTTGCTCCAGGGTAACGGCACGGGCGCATTTACAGCAATCCCTAACAGCTCGACCGGCGGTCAGGTGCTTAGGGTAACAGGTACTAATACATACGGTTGGGGTGCTCTTGACCTTGCCGACGCTGACGCGGTAACAGGAACACTTCCTTATGGGAATGGTGGCCGTGACGCTGTAACAGGGCGATCGACAGGTCAAACGGCGGCGGTTGCAAGCGTGGCGACGCTTACCGTAGGCGGTGCAGATGCCAGTTATGATGTGTCTGGCAATATCCTCATAACAACAAGCAGCGCTGAGGCTTTTTCGCTTGTGGTCGATTATACCGACGAGGGAAATACAGCAAGGTCTGTTATAATTCCGATTTTGCGGATTTCAACAGGGGCGTGGATTGCTACAACTATTTCGCCCTCCGGTGCCGTACCATACCCAAGCGGGCATTTGCAGATCAGATGCAAGGCATCCACAGCAATTACGATCAAAACAAGTGGAACCTTCACCGGATGCACCTATAATGTGGAGGGTAGCATTGTACGGATTTAGTCACTAATTTTTCATTATATCATGCCAGGAACAAAACAGGACTTCGTTCGACTCCTTGCCCTTAATTCGGGCCTCACGGAAGCACAAGCAGAGCAGGCGGTTAATGCCCTGCCTGAAACTTGCGGCCGATTCACACGCGACTATGGCGCAACTGGGCCAGGTGCTTACAATGCCGGGTATCCGGGCGGGTTTCAGTTCGCAATGACGCGACAGCAAAGCCCGGCGCAGTGGAGCCTGAATATCACGCTCGACGCGGCCGCACTTGCCGATTTCGGCGACGGCTCCGACCGGTTCGGGCTGCCAGTGGTTAACCAGTAAAAAAAAATGGGATGCTGTCTTTTAGGCGGCATCCCAAAACACTGTTTTGAATGATAAAAATTCGAAAAAGAACCGCCGCATTTGCAGCGATAATTGCAGCAATAATGGTCGGGCGTCGAAAAGACGTTGAAAACATTTGGAATCAGCTTAAAGCCTGGGAAAAGGTTTTTTGGGCTGTTGTTGTTTCGCTTGTTGTCGGTGGCACTATTGTAGTTTTCCTCGCTGACATTGTATGGAAGTGGGGAAACTGGCTTTTTGGCGCCATTGGTTTCTAATCCTAATGAAACGCTTCACCTATGGAATTTGGCACTCTGATAAAAGCGCTCAAAGAGAACTTCACTGCCTCCATCGCTGCGGTGATGGTTTTCGCAATATTTGGTTTGTCTGGATATGTAGTTCAACTACATACAGAAATAGCATCCGTATCAAATAGGCGTTTTGACTATCAGACAGATTGCTTTGAGCAAGTAATGCGGTGCGAACAGTATTGGAGAGCCAAAATTGACAGCATTCAGCGTGTAGAATTGGAAAAAACACAGCGTCAAGTCAATGACTTGAATGACATATTAAAAAGCATAAAAAGATGAAGCGAATTTTCACAACGATACTGGCGCTACTTGCACTGATGGGAGGGTGCCACAAAGCTCAGCACGAATTGCACATTGATGCGCCAGCGCAGGAAATGAACCTTTATTGTTCAGGCGAAAGCCTGACAGTTAAACGAAACGAGTTTGCGGAAAAAATAAGGGAGGCAAAAAGGCTACTTGGCAAAGAAAAAAAAGTTGTTATCCGTAACGACACCTTAATCATTGCCTATCCGGCTTGGCATCCAGTCACTCAATAACGCGCTACGCGCATAAACACAAAACCTATGCAAAAGAAAGTTTTTGACCCCAAAAGCCCAGGCTTTATTTACTCAATCATCAGCTTTATCCTGGTCCTTTTAGCTGCTGCTGGTGTGTCATTTGGCCAAGACACTCCGACTCTCGCTGGAGAGATTACCACGACGCTCAGCACGGGAGGTGTTTGGGCATTGGGCGCCCTGCTTTTTTCATCGTTCATTGTTCCGGTTTGGAATGCGTTCAAGTCAGGGGCCACGACGTTAAAAGGGCTTTGGAATGCACTTCGGTCGTCCTGGTTGACCTGGATTGCCTTGGCGAACGCTTTTTTTTCGGCTTTGGCCATTTATGGGTTTGTTCTTCCAGAAGGAACTATTGAAGCCGGGTTTGAGGCAGTACGAACAAAAGACTGGATGGCTCTTTTTGCGCTGCTTGGACAGACGGTAATTCCAACGATTGTCCGATACTTCAAACAGCAAAAACTGAATGACCCTGTTTTGACAATGTAACTTCCCTAACGTGCGGTCCCCGATAAAGATTGGGGGCCGCCAATAATATTGGCCATGAATACACAAGCAATTCCGCTTCACGGCTCGAAGTGGTTTGATGTAGTCGAGTTTGTAGATCAACGCACTTGGCAGGCGTTGGGCTGGAAAGCCGCATGCCTGATTGATCCGCGAATTGTTCGCGTGTGTGATCTAATCAGAGAAAAAGCAGGCGCTCCGGTTTGGGTGAACAACTGGTTCACTCGTAACGGGAAATTCGATTCATCTGGGTATCGTGCGCCATGGGATAGCACCGGCGGCAAGCTAAGTCAGCACCGGCGCGGATGCGCTGCAGATGTAAAGGTGGTTGGCTTGAAACCTCCGCAGGTATTGGACCTAATTCTGGCCAATAGCACTGAATTTGAAGCGGCAGGACTTACGACCATTGAAAATTTGAGGTTCACGCCTACTTGGGTGCATTTGGATACTCGCCCACGCATTGAGGGGTGGCACCCGAAAGAAGGCTTTTTGATAGTGGACCCGTAAAAGCACAGGATATTTGATTTTTTTTGTAGTGCCCTGGGCGATGTATTTCGTCCGGGGTTTTTTTAGGATAAAAAATAGTAAACAACCTCAAAAATGTAATTTGCCAGAGTAGGCGCTATTTTCGTTCCTATTGCACGATCTAACAGCATAAGGTACATGAACCATACTCCGACCATGATCGGCAAAGCTACAAACGCAGGTGCCATAAAAAACCACTCTTTTCGGCCGTTCCCTTTGTAGAAAACGACTTTGAATCGCTTCATCATTTGGTGAAGCGCTTGTTCAACGTAGTAGGCCCCAGGGATAGGAACGGCAAATATCGGAAGCGGGAAGCCTGGCATGGTTCGATCTATACTCTTTGCCCGAGCCATTGCTCCGATTGACAAAGAGGTTATACCAACCTTCATAAAAAAAACGAACGGAAGGTGAACCATTATATAGAGCAGCCAGCCCTTTTGGGATTTATTCATTTTTCTTTCCTTCGCCAGCCCTGTTCCTGCTTCTGGTAAAACTCCCATTCGCCTGAATCATTTGGCCCGGCTTGTTTTGGTTGTTTTTGGAAAAATGCCAGTGCGGCCGAATAGATAAGGCCAATGGCAAAAAATGAGCCTCCGATCAATAGTGCATTTGCATTGATGAATTGCAGGACTGCGGCACCTATTCCGATAGCTGTATTCACGATAATACCAGCGCCGGAAGCGATTGCAACACCTGCTGCCAATGGCTTTGCCAATCGAATCACCGTCCCAAATTGTTCTTCACGAATGACTGTTTCAGTGGATTGTTTTGGCTGATGCACAACTACTTTGTCCCGGCCTTGATAGTATAGATCGAGCTGATTTTTTTGTGCTTCTTCAAGCCCAACTGTTTGCCATTCCTGCTCTTCTAAGCAGGTAGGCGTCGTATAGCCTTTGTTCGTATTCTGATAGTTCAGGTGCGACATATTTCGGCTCCTTTTTGATTTTCTGTTTTCGCCTTGGCGCTTGTTTCGGCCTTTTCGGTTTTGTCGGTTTTGGTTGTGCTGCTTTTCGCTTTGGCTTTGAAACGATTCGCCTGGCTGGAATTATCGGAGGTAAGATCAAAGCAAACCCTCGCAGCATTCCTACCACGACAATCATTTCACCGATGCCTTGGGAGGCGAAATCAGTTATGGCTTGCAGTATTTCCATCTTGGATTTTTTCGCCTGCAAAATGATGCTTTGCAGCGTCTGGGTTCCATTTGCGTTTTTGCTCTCTCCATGCTTCCCGGCGCTTCACAACGTCGAGTGCAACAAAGTCGCGCCATTGTGAGAAGTCGCGTGTTTCTGTTCCGGGGGTTGCTCCATAGATATACTCCCAAATATCGTCGTCGTTCAGGTATGGATTCCCGTGCTCTTTGAGGTTGCGCCTGGCTTCATTTGCTCGCTCGATTACGGTCGTGTCGTCAATGTCCTCTGTCCGGTAGTCCAGGGGTTCTGAAATTGTTGCCCAAAAGAATGCACGGCCGTCTGCCTTGGTCTTTCTCGACCAAACGTATGCCAGTCCAATCAGAAGGCCGGCAGCGCACAGAATTGTTGAGGTATCCATTGTAAAGCTGTTTTTATCGTTCCCCCTCCCCTTACTCCTGATTCCCCCCGTGTTTTTTGCCCCTATCGAGAGTGGGGGAGGGGCTATTTAAGTACGTTTGCGCGAAAAACCGCTATCACATCCTTTGCCGTTTCTACTGCCATCGCTGCTCCCTCTGGTGGCTTGCTATTTTCTGCAAGCTCTTTTTTTGAGCAATTTGGGTTTTTGGCGAAGTATTTTTTTGCCACTGAGTAGGTCGGGCTGCTTGGCCGGTATCCTCTGGCTTGCAATCCTCTTATATCATCAGCAGTCAATCGCTCGTCAATCACAATACCGTCAAATGGGCTGGCGTCAGGAAATTCGAAAGTGCCACAAATGCCCTCACCATTCACCCTAACAACTCTTTCGGCAATGGAGCGGTCTTTTTTATTGTGCCTCCCTTCGAGCTCTCCGTTCCAGTTCGGCGCCGATTGCAGACCTACGGAAAAGCGCTTTGGGTCTGGCTTTTCGAGTAAAAAAATGAATGCGTCCCAAAACATATTCAAGCATTTTCATCAGCCTTTTTTGCCGCGAATGCGATCAATCCAAAAAAGACAAGAGTTCCAATTATTACCATTTGAAAGTTTGCTGAATGCTAAAAGCTCGGTTAATGTGGCCAAAAGAGCCATAAACACCGCCAAAAACCTTGCGGTGCCTATATATCCGGCATTTAGCATGTTGGTGACAACTTCGAGAAATCTGGTCGGCCTCAGAACAGTTCCTTCGTCCAGGTGCGTAAGCCCTGCAAAAATTGCCGTGGCGTTACAAAAAGCCGTATATCCCATGACCATCAGCAGAACTATCCAAGCAAATACGCCTTTTATCCTTGCCAGCACAAAAAGAAAAGGCACGGCGGTCAATACGGCGGTCCATGCAATCGGCGTCAACCCTGCCGCTCCTTTAATTTCAGATGTGATCTGATACATTTGAGGCACAGACACCAATCCAGTTATCAAAAGAACTACCCAAATAGGCCAAACAGGGTCAGATGTTCTTTGCTGATTCTTTGCTGGGTCTTTGCTCCGAGAAGAAGGCTGCAAAATAGGGGCCGGCTCATTTGCCAGCCCCATCCCGTTAAACTCGCCTTCGTTATCAATGAGAACATTTACCTTTTTAGCCCGCCCACTAAGCAAAAGCTCAGCCTGGGCTTCGGTGAATTCCGCGTCCAACGACCACGAAATTTCGCGAAAAATAGGATGCCCTGCACGCTTTAATTTCGCCAACCTCATGCGAAAAGTATCAGGCGAAACCCCTGATTCCTCGACGATTTTTCGCCCTGTTTTCGTTTCGCCTTTTTCGTGCATTGATCCCATATGTTTTTTCGCTTCGCTTTTTCTTTCGCCAAAGGTATGCACCTTTTGGATACTTGCAAATTTTCGGCAAAGAAAAATTTGCAAAAAAAATCCCTGACGCTATTACAGCGCCAGGGATGCCACAAACTTCAACAAATACGCAACTATTTTGCTTTCATCATTTCGTTCCATTCTTCCCGTTCCATAAATTCAATATGGTACGGAGCTGATGAAAAGAAAGCCATGATGTTTTCGATATACTCATTGATAAACTCCGTATCGCTCAGGCTGGTTGTTGTTCCGGCCGAATTGTAGGCGCCCCTTGGGGTGACAATTATCACCGGGTTAAACATCATTTTCATACACTCGTGCAGGTCGGTCGTGTTGGCCGGACGCTTTGTTTCTCCGGTCATTGGGTTTAGTATCTGGAAGTTGTCGCCGGCTTTGTCCAGGATTGTTGTCAGCACATGCCCGAAATAGTATTTGTACCTGGTTCCGTTGTATCGCTTTGGCTTTGCGACTTCGATTGTTACTTTGTAGTCGCCCTGATCCAAGGTTCCAAACTGTTCCCGCATTATTTCGCGGCTTGCTTCGGTGAATCGTTCACCGACCTTTTGGATTTGAAAAATTGCAGTCATAGTTTTCTCAGTTTACCCCGAACGGCGCCAAGGCGTGTTTTTTTAGGATTTCGCAGCTAATTGATGGGCAATAATAGTTTACAAGCAATGCAGTTCTGCCGTTATCCGCAACGAGCCTCCACAGGTTCGGGACTTGCCCGTTGCGGAATAGGTTGAAGTATTCTATTGGGCAGATCGTGTAGATCATTTCTGTTCTTGGTCAATCGCCTGAAGCAATAATCCCGTTGCTTCATGCAGCTTTTTCAGGCTTTCTATGTGTACGCAAAACCGGACTGGTTTTATAGCCACTACGGGACTTATGAGGTCACCTGTAACTTTATATTTGGTGACTTGAAGTAGCAGCACCATTTCTGGCGTTGCGAATTGTTTTTCCTTATCTACGGTAATCAAGGGGTTTACCCGTATGTCTTCGAGTATTTTCATTGTCAGATTTTGTTTTCATGGTTTGCAGCAGCTAACTTCCAGCAGTTGCAGTCGTAGCACATTTCTTTTCTGTTTTCTGACGCGCAAAATTTTACGTCTACTTCCAAGTAGATTTTGTCTTTGTATAATTCGAAGTATTCGCGCCATGCCATACCGTGCTAAGATTTTGAAAAGTTGATTTCCGGGAAATCGGATTTTAGCTTTTCAATCTTTTGATTAACCCGCATTAGGCGGCTTTTAAGATTTTTTAATCGCATTTGGAAAGAAAGTTGATTGAGTGACTTGATACTGTAATGCGGCGGCTTTGTCACAGGATCAATGTTGTTTCTGACTTGCCTGCTCAGATGCTGATATTTCGGAAGTAGCCCCCATCAAAATGCAGAAACTTGGTTACTTATGAAGTGCGTTTTCTGTATCACCGTAAATGATGGCAGGTTCAGCAATACTAATCTCCTGTCAGGTAGTATCAGCTATTCAATCAAGGATCGTACTCTTTTGGCTGACTTGCCCACTGTTCGTCGGCTTCGCGCTCTTTGTCCTCGTCTTGTTCTTGTTCTTCTTTGAGCTCTGGGTACAGTTCTTCCAGAAGGGCTTCGGCTTGTAGTACGGCCAGCTTTGCTACGTCTTTTGGGAGCATTCCTCTTGTTGCTGAAATAATTGCGCCCATGGCAGTATTAGCGAATTATTCGCGCTTTGTGATGCCAATGGAGCTTAATACATCTTGCTTGGTTGCAGACTTGGGAAATGCAGATTTTTCTGCTTGGCGTTGTGATCTGGTGTATGACATTTTTTTAGTGTTTCCCCCGGCCCATATTTCAGAGCCGGGGGCTGGTGGTTATGTTAGAAAGGTGAATCGTCACCGCCTTGCGGCTCGGGAGCTGACACAGATTGGCCTTGTCTCGCTGGCGCCTGATACGGTTCTACTGGCACAAAATCATTCCCTCCGCGCTCTTTCTTTTCCAGCAATCGCACGTTATTGGCCACGATGTCGGTCATTGATTTCTCCACGCCATTTTGGTCTGTGTACTTCCGGTGTGAGATTTTGCCATCCACGAAAACCAGGTTGCCTTTTCTCAGGTTCTGGCTGCATCGCTCAGCGAGTTCACGCCAGGCAATTACATTGTGCCATTCGGTTTGATTTTGCCAGTTGCCGTCCTTGTCTTTGTAGCTGTCAGATGTGGCCACAGATAAGCGGCAAACCGGTGTGCCATTTTCGAGGGTGCGAAAGTCTGGATCATTGCCCAGGAATCCGATCAGGGTTACTTTGTTGATCATATCAATAATTGTTTGATTCGTAATATTTGATGAAAGCCTCTGAAACTTTTTTACAATACTCTACGGCATAACGTCCTGAGTATTTTTGGTTAATTGCAATATGGCAATCATGCTCGTTTCCGATAAAGCATCCAAGGCTAACAACGAGCCCTTTCTTATGATGGTTATATGCCATAATTGTCCTTTTTTGGCCTCCACAATTATGCACTGCGTTTGGGTGAACGCAGCCACTCACGTCAAGCGAGCCGCCCACGCTGGTCGGCAGGGTAATTCCTTTCAGATCGCAGCCACTCACGTAAAGCGAGCCGCCCACGCTGGTCGGCAGGGCGATTCCTTTCAGATCGCAGCCTCTCAGGTCAAGCGAGCCGCCCACGCTGGTCGGCAGGGTGATTCCTTTCAGATCGCAGCCTCTCAGGTCAAGCGAGCCGCCCACGCTGGTCGGCAGGGTGATTCCTTTCAGATCGCAGCCTCTCAGGTCAAGCGAGCCGCCCACGCTGGTCGGCAGGGTAATTCCTTTCAGATCGCAGCCACTCACGTAAAGCGAGCCGCCCACGCTGGTCGGCAGGGCGATTCCTTTCAGATCGCAGCCTCTCAGGTCAAGCGAGCCGCCCACGCTGGTCGGCAGGGTGATTCCTTTCAGATCGCAGCCTCTCAG